GGTGGAAATAGCATGAAACAAGATGAAATCATTGAGATGGCAAACAAAGCATATGCAATTGATGACGGGAAACCACTTCATGAATCTGCGCTTTTCCACCTTGAAATATTTGCCAAGCTGGTAGTAAATAAAGAACGTAAAGCCTGTGCTGATATTTGCGATCAAATGGCGCTTTATACGGGTGTTGATTGTGCTGACGCAATCCGAGCCAGAGGTGAAGCATGACGCAAGATGAGGTAATTGAGATGGCAATAGAAGTCTATGGCTCAGTTCATGCAGATGACATTAAGTTTGCCAAACTGGTAGCAGGAGCGGCAGCGTTTAAAGAGCGTGAAAAGTGTTGGATGGCTGTGGTGCAGGTTGCAAAGAGTAATGGAAACGCTTACGACTGTATAGATGCAATATTAGACCTAGAAAGCAAATCATGACTAGAGATGATCTTATTATTTTGGCGCGTGAAGCTGGACTAGATTTTTCTGACCCGCGAGTAAAACAAATAGTTAGGAGTTCTTTTAACTTAGGAGCAGCTAAAGAACGTGAGGCGTTAAGAGAGCGCTTTCAAATAGTTACAGCCGCAGAAACACGCGCTGCAATTTTAAATGAGCGTGAGGCGTGTGCTGATTTGGTAGAAAACTTTGAGTATCAAGACAAAACAGGTCGGCATGATGTGTTTTTCTTGTTGCCCCATGAACACGTTGCCAAAGCAATTCGAGCAAGAGGCAAGGCATGATGATTCCCAAGTTCAACTACTTCAGAAGCAAAAAGCATCTTCAAAACGTAGCCAGCTTACCTTGTCAAAATTGCTACATAGAAGGCGAAACCCAAGCCGCCCACAGCAATTGGGCTGAACACGGTAAGGGAAGGGGAATCAAGGCAAGTGACGAATACACTGCCGCTTTGTGTCAAAAATGCCACACAGAACTAGACCAAGGCGCAAGGCTCAACAAAGAACAGCGCCGAATGTTGTGGCAAATGGCCTATCAAAAGACCGTGGCACAACTAAAAGGCCAAGGCAAATGGCCTGACGAGCTTAACCGTGAGCCTTAGAAGCTGGCATTTTCTCGTGGCGCTTGAGTTCTTTTTCCAAAGCCGCAATGCGCTTCATTTCGTTGCGATGCTCTTTGACGGGTTCGTAATGACCTGTTGGGGTCTTTTTGGATTTCATGTCGCCAGAGACTTTAAAATTGGTAGCCATAGGATTTCCTGTTAAAATTGCATTGACATTGTGCCACCAACGGCATAAAGTTACCAAACAACTTCCTAAAGGAAAAATCATGGGTAAGATGGATTCAAACAAAGGCATCCCTAGCACTACTGGCGCTAAAGCACCAATGGGCGCAACTTCTTCTGACCGTACTGGCGAACGCGCTGGTTCCGTCAAAGGGGGTGTTGGCATGGGTAAAGAAGACGCAGTGGGCGCTGACAAGAAGTTTGACACTGGTCGCACTGCTGGCATTTGCTACGTCAAAGAAAAAGCAGCTTACCGCTAAAAAGCGAAGCCCAAGCAGTTGAGAAGGAACTGCAAGGGCTTCTAAACAAGGCAAATAAGGAGATTCGCCATGTCTGTTAAGAATTGTAAGGCTTGTGACCACTTCTGTGATAGTGGGCAAGCGATTGGAACTTGTCGGCGTTACCCGCTGTTCCAGACCCGTTCACCAAATGAATGGTGCGGTGAATTCACGCCTGTGCCTTACTCAGAGCCTGTGCCTGATATGTTGGCATTGCCTGTTCGTGAGATGACAGAAGACAAGCCTAAACGCAAGTACACCAAGAAGGTGGCGGCATGAACATTAAGCCATTGCGAGACAAAATCATTGTCAAACCTGAACAACGCTTTAAGTCTGAAGTCTTGGACTTGAGCAAGGTGGAAGGCTATCCAACGACAGGCCATGTGGTCGCCTTGGGTGACGAAGCTGAACGCCAAGGTCTGAAAATGGGCGATAAAGTCCACTTTGGTACGGTAGCCAACACAGCCAAAGACGAATATCTGAAGTTTGAGCCGCTGAAGTTGGGCGATGACCAATGCTTGAAAATGAGTTGGCAAGACATTTGTTTTGTTGAAGAATGATAGTCAAAGAAAACATTTACACGCTGGCGCTGGCTTACGAAATAGCCAAGAAGCAATTGGAGTTCTACAAAAAGAACGGCAACCGCTACTATGTAAGTTTGTATAAAGGCATCGTTTACTCGTTTGAGGAACGCTTCAGGAATCTGAATGAAGACATTGACCTGCTGGCTTACTTTGGCGAAACTAATGCTTAACTGTGATAACTGGTAAATACAAATGACAGACATAACCGAAACCCAAGAAAAGCGCCCTGTTGGTCGCCCATCACTATACGACCCTGCTTATTGCGAAAAGGTCGTTGAATTGGGTCGCATCGGTAAGTCTGTCGAGCAAATCGCAGCTATCCTGAACGTTTCATTAAGAACAATGTATTCATGGCGAGATGCACATGAGGATTTTTTGCACGCCTTGGATGATGCCAAGACTTATGAGCAAGCATGGTGGGAAGAACAAGCCGCTGCTTACATGGTTGAGAACAAGGAAAGTGACCGCCTGAACGCATCGTTGTGGTCGCGTTCAATGGCTGCACGATTCCCAAAGAAGTACCGTGAAAGCACAAAGACTGAGATTACGGGTGCTGATGGTGCGCCTTTGCTTTCAGGCATTAACGTGACGTTTGTAGCGCCGAAAGAAGAATAATTCCCTGATAGCTCAGTTGGTAGATAGCGTCTGACTGTTAATCAGAAGGTCCGTGGTTCGAACCCACGTCAGGGAGCCAAATGCTGGATTAGCTCAGTTGGTAGAGCGCCCGCCTTGTAAGCGGAAGGTCGATGGTTCAATTCCTTCATCCAGCACCATTTAAGGAAGAAATGTCAGAAGTAAACACCGCCATTGCTAATGCACAGTTTCCCATCAAGCTGCAATGCTTGTTTGAAAAGTCACGCTATAAAGTTTTGTACGGTGGGCGCGGTGGCGCTAAGTCTTGGGGTGTGGCAAGGGCATTGCTGATTAAAGCCGCCAAGGACCAGCTACGCATCCTGTGCGCCCGTGAGTTTCAGACTTCAATCAAAGATTCGGTTCACAAGCTGTTGTGCGACCAGATTGAATCCCTAGGGTTAGGCTCGTTTTACGAAATCACACAAACCAGCATCCGTGGCAAGAACGGGTCGGAATTCAGCTTTGTTGGCCTCAAGAACAACGTGGCAAACGTTAAGTCTTACGAAGGCGTGGACATTTGTTGGGTGGAAGAAGCGCAGACAACCAGCCGTTTGAGCTGGAACGTGCTTATTCCAACCATTCGCAAGCCTGGCTCAGAGATTTGGATTACGTTCAACCCTGAGTTGGAATCAGACGAAACTTACCAACGGTTCGTGCTTCACCCGCCTGATGACTGCATCGTGGTCAAAATTAACTGGTCGGATAACCCTTGGTTTCCTGACACACTACGGCTTGAGAAAGACCAGTTAAAGAATCGTGACCCGCAAGCCTACAACGTGGTTTGGGAAGGTTTGTGCCGCCAAACAGTTGATGGCGCTGTGTTTGCCAAAGAAATGCAAGTGGCTGAGTTGGATGGGCGCATCACAAAGGTCAACTACGACCCAACAAAGCCTGTTCACGCCATCTTTGACTTGGGTTGGTCTGATGCCACAGCCATTTGGTTCTTGCAGTTTGTGGGCATGGAAACCCGCATCATTCGCTACATTGAAGGCAACCAGCAGACAATGAGCGAATATCTGGCAAAGATGCAAACGTTTGGGTATATCTATGACACGCTATGGCTACCGCATGACGCTGAGAACAAGACTTTGGCTGGCAACGGTCGCAGCATTGAAGAAATTGTCAGGGCTGCTGGCTACAAAACCAAAATCATCGGTAAAACCCCTATCTTGGACAGTATCAACGCTGCCCGAACAATCTTCAGAAACTGCTGGTTTGACCGTGACAATTGCCACGAAGGATTGCAGTGCTTGCGTCACTACCGTTACGATGTTGACCCAGACACCAAGCAGTTCAGCAAAACACCAGTACACGACCAGTATTCCCACGGGGCTGACGCTTTCCGTTACATCGGTCTAATGATTAACGAACCCAAAGAGCGCAGAAAGCCGCGACCAGTGCAAAATTACGGTGGCGCAAATAGCTGGATGGGCTAAAATTGGCAAACTTGTCAACCTAGGACATATATGGCAGATGATTACGACCCACGGATTCAAGAAGCAATTGAGTTCTTGAAATTGGCAAATGATGCCGACACAATGAACCGCCAAGAGGCGCTTGAAGATTTGAAATTTGGCGGTGGCGACCAATGGCCCGTGGAGTTGCAAAACTCACGCAATCTGGAATCACGCCCTGTTATTACGGTTAACAAGGTGGACAACTATTGCCGCCAAGTTTGTAACCAACAGCGCCAACAACGCCCACGCATCAAAGTCCATGCAATGAACACGCATGACGACATGGTTGACGCGCAAGTGGTGCAAGGCATCATCCGTCACATTGAAGTCAATTCCAACGCTGACCACGCTTATGACAACGCTTTTGAATACGCTGTTCGCATGGGTTGGGGCTTTATGCGTGTGCGTACAGACTACGTTTCTGAAGATTCGTTTGACCAAGAAATCTTCATTGACCCTGTGGACAATCCGTTCACTGTGTATTTCGACCCTAATTCTGTGGCTCCTGATGGCTCTGATGCTGACCGTTGCTTAATTACAACAATGATGCCTAAGAAAGAGTTTTCAAAGCTCTATCCCAAGGCTTCTGTTGATGGCGGCACATCGTTTACACAGCGCGGCACAGGCGACAGTCAGTCAGAATGGATTACCAAAGAGGACATTCGCCTTGCTGAGTATTACTACACAGTGCGTGAAAAAGCCACTTTGTATCAATTGAGCGATGGCTCAAGCACTTTCTCTGATGACAAAGATTTCTTCAATCGCTTGGCTTTGGCTGGCATCACGGTCATTGACCAACGCCCGTCTTACAAGAAAACCATCAAGTATTGCAAGCTGACAGCTAACGATGTGGTGGAAGAAGGTTCTTGGGCTGGTCGTTACATCCCAATCGTGCCTGTGTATGGTCGCCATATCGTGATTGGTGACAAGCGCAAGAAGTTCGGCATGATTCGTTACGCCAAAGACCCACAGCGTATGTATAACTTCTGGCAGACTTCTATTACAGAAGGCGTTGCATTGGCTCCAAAGGCCAAATGGCTGCTGGCTGAAGGCCAAGACGAAGGTCACGAAAACGATTGGGCGCAAGCAAACATCAAGTCTTTCCCTGTCCTGCGCTACAAGCAAACAGACATTGAAGGTCGCCCTGCTCCTGTGCCTGTGCGTCTGCAACCTGAACCGCCTCAAGCTGGCGTAATGGCTGCTGCCGCTGGTGTGGACAACGACATTAAGTCAATCATGGGTGTGTTTGACCCTGCCCAATTGGGTCAAGGCAACATCTCAGGTAAGGCTTTGAACGGTCAGCAACAACAAGTTGACCTGACAAATTACGATTATTACGACAACCTGACACGCTCAATTGCTCACGTTGGCAAGATTTGCTTGGATTTGATTCCAAAAATCTACGACACAGAGCGCGTTATGCGAATCATTGGCGATGATGGAAAGCCAGACCTGTTGACAATTAACCAGCGTGAAGCCACAGGCCGTGTGCTGAATGACATGAGCGTTGGACAATACGACATTGTGATGGACACTGGCCCTGGCTACGACAGCAAGCGTCAAGAAGCCGTTGCAAACATCGGCCCAATCTTGGCTGCTGACCCTGCTTTGATGGAAAAGATTGGCGACCTGTATTTCAGAAACCAAGATTTCCCTGGCGCAGACACCATTGCAGACCGCTTGGCTACGCTTAACCCGCTGGCTCAGATTGACGAACACAGCGATATTCCACCGCAAGTCCAGATGCAATTGGCTCAAGCCAAGAAGCAAGTGGAAGATATGCAACAGCAGATGCAAGCAATGGCGCTTGACCTGAAATATGGTCAGTCTGTGGCTCAAATCAAAGAAGAAGGCAACAACAAGCGCAAGCTGATGGATGTGACTTCACGCGCCCACAACACTGAGACAATGGCTGAAGTACGTGTCAATGACCAGAACACCCGTTCAATCACAAGTCAGAACAAGACTGAGATTGACGCAATTGTTCAGCTTCTGTTGCACAACATGGACACTAGCCGAATTCTGCAAGAAATTGAAAGACGCAACGCAGACCAACTGCAAGCGGCGCAATTTGCAGTGTCGGACATTGATAACGAACAAAACCCCTTGATGGGACAATGATTCTGTGGTAGATTAACCACAACCTTACCCGTGAGGTTCACGGGGCAAATTCGTAGGGACACGTAATGTCTGAAAAAAATGCAGGTCAAGTTTTGACCAGCGAAAACGCAGCGGAATTTTATGCAAACAGATTAGGTTTAGCTGAATCACCAGCCGCACCAGAGGCCGAGCAATCGGAGCCTGAAGCGGTAGTTGAACAGAGTGAACCTGAAGAAGCAGAAGCCGAAGCAAAACAAGAGGGTGAGCGCAAGCAAAATCCTAAACTTGAGCGCCGTTTTTCTGAGATTACTAAGCAACGTGAAGAAGCGCGTAAAGAAGCGCAACAAGAACGTGAAGCGAGGCAAGCTCTAGAAGCGCGTTTGGCAGCTTTAGAAAACAACACACAGCCCAAAAAGGCTGAGTTTGTAGACGAAAAGCCGCAACCTAGCCAGTTCAGTGATGCGTTTGAATATGCTGAAGCACTCGCAGAGTACACAGCGGATAAACGAATCAGTGAAATGAAGCAACAAGAAGCGCAAGCTAAAGAAGCCGAGCAACGCCAGAAGGTAATTACCCAATGGACTGCAAAGGTGGAATCAGCCAAGCAATCGTTGCCTGATTTTGATGACATTGTTGCATCGAGTGATGTGGTCGTTAATGACGACATTCGTGATGCCATTCTGGAGAGTGATGTTGGGCCTCAAATCCTGTATCACCTAGCTGAGAACGATGAAGTCGCTAAGAAAATCGCTGGTTTGTCGCCAAAGCAAGCGTTGCGAGAGATTGGGAAGTTGGAAGCAAGGTTTGAGGCAAAGCCTGAAGCCGAGAAGCCAGCCCCTATTGTTAGAAGTAAAGCACCAGCACCGATTCAACCGATTCGTGGCGGCAAAAACACACCTGATGTGCCACTAGATTCCAACGGGGTCTTTTTTGGTACAGCAGCACAGTGGAAAGAGCTGCGCAAAGCGGGAAAAATTCGGTAAACCTAATCTTTTTGAAAGCAAAAAATGTCAAACAATTTATTGACCATTAGCAAAATCACCAACGAAGCGTTGATGGTTTTGGAAAACGAGTTGACCTTCACTTCTGAAGTTGACCGCAATTATGACGACCAATTCGCTGTCGTGGGCGCAAAAATCGGTAATACCGTGAACGTTCGCAAGCCTGGTCGTTTTATCGGTACAACTGGCCCTGCTCTGAACGTTGAAGATTTCAACGAAACTTCAGTGCCTGTTACCTTGTCCACACAGTTCCACGTTGACACACAGTTCACTACACAAGACTTGGCTTTGTCC